GTCTTGTCTATCCCAACTGGCCCTAACCAGCCCGAACTGGCAGGGATTGGTCACGCTCAGCCACGATTAGAAACATCGAGACCAGATCACGTAGGTTCATTTGCGCCGCAAGTTAGGGAATGGGCCAGCGAGCACTTAAACGTGCAACTTATGGATTGGCAGTACATTGCGCTTGACGGACAGTTGCTTTATGACGAGAACTTTGAGTTAGTTAACAGGGTGAGCCTTGTTTCTACGGCTAGGCAGTGTGGTAAGACCACTGCGTTAACAGCTCTTATTGGTTGGTGGCTTACGGAGATGCCAAAGGTACGGGGCAAGAAACAGACTGTTTTATCTACTGCGCACAGACTTGATCTTGCGGTCATGCTTTTTGACGAACTTTCGCCAATTTTAGAGCAACGCTTTAATGCCACGTTGATGAAGTCGTATGGGCGTAACAAAGTAACAATGCCAGACGGCTCAACGTGGCTGGTGCGCGCGGCAAACAACTCTGTAGGTCACGGCACTAGCCCATCGCTAGTAGTTGCCGATGAGATGTGGGATATTTCGCGCGAGGTTATTGACGGCGGACTTTTGCCTGCTCAGCGTGCACAAGTTTCACCGCTCTTGTCTATGTGGTCAACGGCTGGCACAGAGGCAAGCACCGCCATGTTGCGTTGGCGAGAGCAAGGCTTACGCGCAATTGACACAGGCAAAAACGCATCGTTTTATTTTGCGGAATGGTCACCGCCACCAGACATAAACCCGATGACCCCAGAGGCATGGGTGTACGGCAACCCTGCGTTGGGCATAACCCTTACCCCTGAGACATTGCTTGCTGAGTCTGAGAACCCTGATCGAGCAGCGTTCCTACGCGCATCTTGCAACTTGTGGGTGGCTAGCGACAAGTCATGGATTCAGCCGGGTCAATGGCCTGCCCTGCAGTACGAGGGCAATCTACCAGAGGGCGGCACGGTAGCCATAGAAACCAGCCTTGATGACACACGCTATTTTGCGGTGCGTTGCGTGGCTTTACCTGATCGGCGAACAGTGGCAACAGTCGAGTTTGTGGCAGACACATTTAGCGAGATGCTGGCACACGTTGAGCGACTGTGTAGCAACCCTGCAATAAAGTTTGCGATAACACCGACTGTAGATAACCATTGGCCGTTGTCTCTAGAGCGCCGCCGCGTTGTAGTCGGTTATGGCGAAATACTTAAGTTTACGCCGTCAGTAAAAAACATGATCAACGAAAAGTTGCTGTGGCATGACGGCAGCAACCAACTTGCCGAACACGTGAGCCGCGCCGTTGCTGTTCGCTCACAAAACAGCATTGCACTATCTAGCCAACGCTCGCCCGGCCCAATTGAATTAGCGCGCTGCATGGTCTGGGCAGCAGCTTTAACCAGCCGACCTACATCATCAGGCAAACCTATGTTGGTTGTTTCTAACGGCTAGCATCCAATTGGCATCGGCTCGATGGCTTGCTTATCGTCGGGATACCGCATCGCATACCGGGTCGATGCCACCACAAACCGCACAGACTGTGACACACTAAAGACATGGCATTTTTTAACAAGGTAACTAAGGCTGCTATTAGTCCACCGCTTGGTAAGGCTGCTGCTGCTGGCACTGGTTACACAGGTACTTACGCGCCGTCTGGCAACAATGGCGGCGCTGCAATGGTTGGCGTTTACTACAACTATGTTGAAGGCGATGCGCGCAATGCTGCTATGTCTGTGCCTACTGTTAGTCGAGCGCGCGACCTGATCGCATCAGTAATTGGATGTATGCCATTGCGTATGTACAACGAAATGTGGAACGGCGACGAGATGGAGAAAATGCCGTTAGCGCCGCGTACATGGTTGCGCCGTATTGACCCGTCAGTGCCAAACAACTTTATTTTGTCGTGGACTTTTGATGACTTGTTTTTTTACGGGCGCGCATTTTGGTACATCACGTCACGCACCGCAGATGGTTTTCCTGCGTCTTACACACGCCTACCAGCGGCAATGGTGCAGACACTTGACCAGTCAGGCCCAGTGTGGTTTGCACCGTCTAAGCAAATTATTTTTAGCGGTGGCGAATTAAACCCAGATGACGTGGTGCAGTTTCTCTCACCTATTCAGGGCATCACCTCGATGTCAACGCAATCGGTTGCTACCGCGCTAAAACTTGAGGCAGCACGGTTTCGCAACGCATCAAGCGCGATCCCTGCAGGCATCCTTAAACAAACTGGTGGCGAGCCGTTAAACGCACAAGAACTAGCAGACCTAGCGTCAGCGTTTAACGCAGCGCGCATGACTAACCAGACGGCTGCACTAAACGAGTATTTGTCTTACACCGAGACCAGCACATCACCGGACAAGATGCTGCTTATTGACTCTGCAGAGTTTCAGGCAATGGAAATGGCCAGACTGTGCAACGTGCCACCATATTTGGTGGGCGTGTCGGTAGGCAGTTACTCGTACCAGTCAAGCAGTGAAAGCCGTGCCGACCTGTGGACATTTGGTGCGCGCGCCTATGCCGATTGCATTGCCGGCACACTCAGCCAAAACAACGTGCTACCTAACGGGACATATGTTGAGTTTGACGTCGAGGGCTACCTCATGGGCGATTACAGCGAGCGTAACGAGATGGCACAACCTGAGTCGTACGATGAGGTACAGTCGCAATCATGATTAAACTTATTGCATCACAAGTAACGATTGACGCAGCTGCTGGCGAGGCTGGCCGCCGCGAAATTACAGGAATTGCAGTGCCCTACGGCGTTTCTGCCACCGTTTCCGATGGCACGTCAGTAATCTTTGAGGCTGGCAGTTTGCCAGTTGACGGCAAAGCCCCACGTCTTTACATGAACCATGACGCAACCAACGCCATTGGCATTGTGACAGAGCGCGTAGACACACCAGAGGGCATGATGTTTACAGCGAAAATTAGCAAGACTCAGGCAGGCGATGAGGCGCTAATTCTTGCTATGGATGGCGTACTTGACTCTGTGTCGGTAGGTGTAAACCCGATCAAATACACGACCGCTAAAGATGGCACAGTCACAGTGACCGCCGCCGACTGGATTGAGTTGTCGCTTGTGCCCGTACCAGCATTTGCTGGCGCGATCATTACCGACATTGCAGCGAGTATCCCACACGAAGACGAAGAAATAAGTACTATAGAAACAGAACCTACACAGGAGACAAAACCCATGAGCGAAGCAACCATCCCAGCAGTCGAAGCAACCATCCCAACTGCACCAATTTTTGCACAAGCAAAACGCAAGTTTGCCATGCCAACCGCTGGCGAATACTTGGCAGCAATGCACGCTGGTGGAGACACTTTCCACAACGTGAACGCTGCATACAAAGAAGCCGTGCGCGATCAGCAAACAGCATTGCAAGCAGCTGCAGGCGATGTGCTTACAACTGATACACCGGGTCTTTTGCCAGTACCAGTACTTGGGCCAGTGTTTCAAGACCTAAACTTTGTGCGACCAGTTGTCACCGCTTTTGGTGCACGCTCGATGCCAAGCACACCAAGCAAAACGTTTACACGCCCAACGATCACCACGCACACAAGCGCTGCAACACAAACAGAAAACACTGCAGTAAGTGCAACCACAATGGTAATCGCAGCAAACACCGTTACTAAAGCAACGGTTGCTGGTCAAGTCACGTTGACAATGCAAGACATGGATTTTACCGATCCAGCGTCAATGAACATCATCCTTAATGATCTTGCTGGTGAGTACATGATTGCAACCGACAACATTGCAGCAGATGCACTTGTTGCAGGTAAGACTGCATCAGGCTCGACATGGACTGTTAATGCAACCGACCCATCATCTTTGATTGAGTCTTTGTATGACGCAGCACGCGAAATTACTGAGGACTCAAACTTCTTCCCAACACACTTGTGTGTATCGCCAGACGTTTGGCAAAAACTTGGTCAGCAACTTGACGCAAACAAGCGACCAGTACTTGGTTACACAACTGACGGTGTGCTTGGTCAAAACTCAATTGGTAAAGTTGGCGGTCTTGCTTATACAGCAATGGATGTGTTTGGTCTCAAGCTGGTTGTTGATAACAACTTTGCCTCTGGCACAATGCTTGTTGTTTACGCACCGGGCTTTGAAATCTACGAGGCTCAACAGGGCGTTTTGTCAATTGCCAACCCATCTACGTTGTCGCGCACGTTCTCCTACTACGGATATTTTTCAACTTTCGTTGCTAAGTCTTCGTTTATTCAGGGCATCGTAATCGCTTAGTTCGTAGCGGAACTTACCGCTATGGCAACTTACTCATCAGCCAGCAAACAATTAATTTCTAACTATGCGTGCATTAGCACGTTGGAACAGTCAGAGATTGTTGTTGGCGAAAACATAACTGTTAGTGGTTTGGCTGCGCCGTTCTCAGGCACATTTAAAGTGCTTGACTTACCTCAATACGAGTTTGAGGGCGTAGACCCAACTACAGGCGAGTTCCAATTTAACCCTGAGGTTGCTCGACCTAACCAAATCATTTATGCAGCTACTGGCGCAAACGTCAACTACGTGGTTGATTACTCAGGCAGCGTTGTATATAACCAAACTTGCACTTGGATCAGCGTTGCGGATTTGGTGACTTATTTGGGCGTGACAATTACTAACCCGTCTGATGATTACACGTTGGCTACACAGTCAACTAACGCTGCAAATATGTTTTGTTATCGCCGCCGCCAAGAGTCATCTTACAAAGACTCTTTGTCTGTCTCGCCGGGTACGGATGCCACGCTAGGCACTTTGATGTATGCGGCAGCCCTGTGGCGCTCACGTGGCAGCATCGAGACAGCGTTTGCCGCGTTTGACACTATGGGCACACCAACGCAGCAGTCATTGACACCCATAGTTAAGCAATTGTTGGGTATCCCCCGACCAGCGGTTGCCTAATGCCTGCACCGTACACAGACCTGTTAAACGAGGCCATAGACGATATAGCAGCCACGCTAACGGCCGTTAGTGGTCTGAGGGTAGTAACAGACCCCACTAAACTTGTGCCTAATTGCGTGTTCTTATTAGCGCCTAGTTTTACGACATTTGCAGGTAACGGCAATGTTGTGGCAATGGATTTTCCGCTAAAGGTAGTTGGCTCTGGGCCTGCAGGTTTGCCAGTGCTACGCGAGATTTTGCAAGTTGCGGCAACGGTGCTGGCATCAAAAATAATT